ACGTTAGACAGCGCTGATTCTTTGCCCTTAGCGTTTACGGCACTAATAGCGAAGTAGTGTGTTCCAGGTGCAAGTGCAGTTACACGGTGACTTGAACGCGGAGCGGATAAGACTCGTAGTAACGAAAGCGCATTGGCTGCGGAGCCCGTGTATATGTTGTACTGCGATAAGTCGTTTAGTGTAGACCCATCGGTATTAAACGCCGGTGGCGTCCAAGCCAAATCCGCATAAGTAGTTATAGCCCGGTTGAAACTATGGCTAGTTTGCCCGGCAAGCGTCAAGCCGCCCGTGCCGGTATACCTATGCCAACCAGTCTTAACAACTTTGGTAAATACCACATTTGGTACGCTGTTAAAAGTCAATCCGCCAGAAAACTGATATACGTGATTATGCAGCGTTGGGCTTAATGTAGCTGGATCAACTGCCCGGTTGTTAAACGCTCGGATGTCACGATTCGCCTGGAATTGCGTTAGCGTTTTAATAACGTCCCTATCCGATATTTGTACCGTCCCATCGGGGCGCCATAAAATGTTGTCCCGAATGGTAAGAGTACTAAAGTCCGACATGCCATCGGAGTTAACCTTAATCGGGAACCGTGACCCACCACACTGCAAGATATTATCGTAGACTTCTACATTGGTATTTGCCTGCCCGTTTTCAGCTTCGTTCGATATGTACAACGTGCCTTGATAGGAATGAGAGGCGTTTCGGCAGTCGTTACCATGAATCTTAGTTCCGTAGGCAGACGCCGACGTTAAAGCGGCACTTGCGATATTACGAAGCGTATTATTACGGATAACGCAGTCATACGCCTCGTAGGGCGGATCAGTAGCCCACTCGGCCCCCGTACTCTGCCCGACTTGTATACCGCGGCCCCCGGCACCGGTCATGTCATGTACGTAGTTTTCCTCGAACACGACATTACGGGCGTTATTCTTACACTGTAAGCCGCAATCGGGTATGTCATATACTTCATTGCGAGCCGCCCATAGCCGATGGCCACCAGTGCAGTCTATGCCTTGACGATTAGTGCCACTGGCAGGGGAGTGCAGCTTGCAGCCATATACCACGCAGTCATCAGCCCCGACAACAAACTTGATCGTATCCGCAGACGAGCCAGAAATATCGCAACTTAGTACGCGAATCTGACGCGCATCTACTTTCATGCTGTAGGAAGAGCCACCGATAATCGTTATGCCTTCGATAATCCAATACGGCGCGCCTGCGAAAAAATAAACACCGTAGCTGAACCCCCGACTATCGAATATGACTTCTCCATCCCCGTGTGCCTTTATTTTGCAAAAAGCACCGGCAGCGCCGCCTGCACGAAAATAAAAGCCACGATCGACAGACGGCCTATAGGTACCTGCCAATATCTCCACAACGTCGCCCGGCCGCGCAAGACGATATGCACGCTCAGGGGTGCGGAACGCCTGTGCAACAGACCTACCGGTGTTGGTATCAACCCCTGTTGTCGATACATAATACGTTATACCACTGGCTAGCCCAACGTTGGCCAAGCTAGTCAAAGTAGCCGGATCGGGCGTTGTAATGATAGCCATTTAGAAATACCCCATACGCAGCCCATCCGCGCGTGGAGGCCTACGATTTACGGGTATTTCAACATACCTAGCTTGCCGAATGAGCATGGCGCCGACCGTCACTTGCTCGCCAAACACGCCATCTGGCCCATCTGTTAAAATAACATCGGCAACAGCTACGCGCTCATCCCCACTTAGGGACAGCTTTTGCAACACACCAACACCATGCGCGCTCATAACCCACATGCCGGGACGCATTATGCCCCCGTTATAACAGGTGTTAACTTAATGTTATCGCCGTTAAACTCAATGATATACGGCGCACTCGGGAACCGTTCAGCAAAGGCGATACGGCCACTTGTTACCCTAGTAGCAAAATACCCGTATACGTTTTGTGCTGCTTGATCTGCCGTAGATGTGTAAGTCTGCTCAGGATAGGAGATAGTTGTAGGGCTGCCTTCCACCGGAGCGTTCCACGTCGCGCCCGTAAGTGTTTTGGCAGCATAGCCGGTAAACGTAGCTGGTGAGTAAGTAGCAGCGGTGTCCGTTTCAGCCGGCACTGTGTTAGAAATAAAAAGCTGCAAGGATAGGTCTTGTGAGGCTAACTTGTTAACGAAGTATTGCAACACATCAGCTTCACCGTTTCGTGGTATAACCATTGGCATGACACTATGCTCCTGATATGGTGGGGGTTAGACGCAGCTTATCGCCGTTGTACTTAATGGAATACGGCCCGGCATCAAACCGCTCGGCCAAGGCCAACTTGCCACTTGTTACCCGCGTCATAAAGTAGCCATAAATAAGCTGCTCTGCTTGATCTGCGGTGGATGTAAAGGTTTGTTCCGGATACGTCGTCGTTTTGGGATCGCCACTCGGCGCGGTCCACGTCGCGCCGGTAAGCGTTAAGGCCGCGTATCCGGTAAATGTGGCTTCCGTGTAGGAAGTAGGGGTATCTGTCTCGGCGGGTACGGTGTTAGACGTGAATAACTTAAGCACCAAGTTCTGTGGCGATGCCCGATTTGTATAGTACTCCAAGGCATCTATTTCGCCTTCGTCGGGTACAAGTAACGCCATGACCTTTGCTCCTATACCTTAAAAAGAAAGCGGCCCCTCGCCGGGGAGGCTACAGGGCCGCTTCAACATGGCGGTGAGCCAACTTACTGCGTGTACTCGGCCTCCAATAAAATGTCGCCAGCCGCGTCCGCGGCGCCCGTCAGAGTGGCCACTACGTCGTAGTCGCACATGGGGTCAGCCGCGAGCCCGAGTGCTTCCCAAATCATTTTTTCTCGATTAGCAAGCGAGGGCGCCGTCAACGGCACGCGCGTATAGGGGCCAGCATTCAACGCCTGCGCGGCGGCAAAAAACGCCGCGCTGACCAAAGCGCCCCCATCGCCCGTTGTGCGATATAGCCCAAAGTCCGCGGCTGTGGTAACACCAATGTCCGGTGCCGACAACAGCGGCGCCGGCACAAGCGCGTTGGAGGGCAGCGTAAACAAAATGTACTTACTACCAACACTATCGCCATTGGCGATGCTTGCCTTGCCCACCGCGTATCGAACCATTTGGCCCTGCACACGCGGATTGGTTTTGCGAATGGCGGCATCTCGATTTGTAATTGCCGCCGACTTTACCGTAACAACAGCCATGATCGTGTCTCCTATAAGGTTAAAGCGACGGTGTTACTCGCGGCACCAAACGCGAATGACTCGCTTCTCTTCAATGCGTGTCGCGTTCATGTGCATTTGCAAGTAGATTTGCCAAGGGTGGCTCGTCAAATCTTTGCGTTGCGTGATGTCCACGGACACATCGGCCCAAATGCCCAGGTGCATGCCAGAACGCACCCATACCGGGCAAGCGCGGGACGTACCGCCGGCATCGTCAACACCGGTCTCCAAACGCTCGGAGTGAACGAAGTCGAAGCCCATGAAGTGCGTTACACGACCATCCTTTAAGACCGGAGGACCATCGTTGTAGTCACGACTGGTCACTTGCGTTAGGGCCAACAGGTCGTCGTGCTGCTCGGAAGTCAACGCCATTACTGGCGTTTCTAAATCCAAATCTACTTCATCCTTCATCAGCTTACGGCGTGCTTCACGCAGCTTTTCAAGCGTAAGCCCGGAAGCCGCGCCGCCTACACCAACACCGACGTTTTGACCGCCATCGGTCGTCAAAGTGGTACCAAATGTCTTAGTACCTGCGCCTTCCTCTCCGACTTTTGCATCGGCAAAAAAGGCTTTAACGATTAAGCGATCAATTTGACGGTTGGCAGCGGCGTGCGCGTTGAGTACAAAGCTGGATTGAGGGTCCGTGATAAGCATGAGCTTATCCAAAGAGTCCTCAAGCTGAGGCAGATGAAACGGCTTGGGCGAGACCCACCTACGATCGAGCGGGCTATCCACACGGCCCAAGGGATCGAACTTGGTGGTTACTTCCAGCATTTCAATGGCGCCAACCTGATCCACAACAGCCGCTTGCTTACCGCGATGCGTGCCGACTTGGACATAAGGCCGAAGTTTAGACATCTTCTGCTGTAGCAGAAGCTGAATGTTCGTTGTAAATTGCGTTACCGCATGTTGCGGAAGATTCTGACCCGACATGGGGTGCCTCCTTACCTACAAAGCGTTAAGTGTTTGTGCTTTATGGGTTGCCCGAACCGGACCCGGCTGCTTACGGCTGACGGTTCGGGCGAACGGGGCTTGTCGGAGTCAGACGTAGCTAAAAAGGATGGTAGATACGGCCATGCCCGCTTGTCAAGGGCATGGCCGTAAAATGCAAGAGACTTTTAGACCTGGCCGTGAAGCGCCTTTTGTAGCTTTTCCATTTCGCTACGGGCTATCGAATCGCCAGCCAGGTACCGGTTGGCCCAAGCAGTATCCGCCATTTTCTTATTAATCTCATCCTGCGCCTGCGCGGGCGTCAAACGGCCGCTTACCGTATCTCCCTTCCCGCTGATAAACTCCCCCTCGCCAGTCTTTAGGCCAATGCCATGAAATAGGCGCATGACGCCTGCGAAGCCCAGGGCGCTTTCCATAGCGTCGATGTGCGCGGCTTCGAGCCCGAGCCGGCGTACCGCGGCTTGGGCTATTCGCGTATTTTGATCGTGAGCCGCTCCCCACTCCTTAGTCAACGCGGCTTGATCCTGCGCGCGTGAAGCTGCTAAGGCTTCGGTATTGGCCTTGGTTACTTCCGCTACGTGTGTATTCCAAGCCTTGTTGATAGCTTCGGCTTGCTGCGTTGTTAGCCGCGCGTCATGGAACCATTTACTCGCTACTTTGGCGAACTCCCCGTTATCCCCTTCAGGTACCGATAGCTTGTAGTCTTGCGGTGTTTTGGGGCGCCCTAATCGCGCAAAGACGTTATCCCAAGCGGCAGCATCATCGGCGTCTTTAGGCAGACGCAATAGTTGTTCTTGTGGCACACCTTGGAGCTTTTCGTAATCACGGTAGCTTTTTACCACTGCCGCAACGTCCTTGAACCCTTTAGTATCTACGTAAGCGCGTGTGTCGTCATCCAAGGCGGCTCGCCAATCGGCGGCAGTAGCGGCAGCGCCGGTAGTGGCGGCAGCGCCGGTAGTGGCGGCAGCGCCGGTAGTGGTGGCATCGCCGGTAGCGGCGGCAGCGCCGGTAGCGGCGGCAGCGCCGGTAGTGGCGGCATCGCCGGTAAGTACAGCGGCAGCGCCGGTAGTGGCGGCAGCGCCTGTCGTGTTAGTTCCTGCTGCATTAGACATTTCATTCCTCCGGGGTGTTTGTCAGTCGCCAGACTTCTTCGTCGGTTAGGTTCATGTATTTCTGAATACGTAACCACACTTCGCGCCGACCGTCCAACCGATTCGCAATAGCCTGTTCAGGGTGAAAAGTAGACTCGTTGGCGCGACAAAATTTAGCCAGGTCTTGCAATACTAGCTTACCACTTCGCCCCGAGAAGGCGGTACGGTATGCAGTACGAAGCCCATAAAGCAACTCACGAGCTTTTTCAATAGCATCCTCAAAAGGCAATTTCATGCTTCTGGCTCACTTCGTTCGCCATGCTTAACGCTGTTTGGGCGCCCGCTGACGGCCGTTAGATAAAGCGGCTGTTGCCTTCATCATGGCCGCAGCACCAGGCGCTGCTTGGATCAATTCTTGTGTCTCGGTCTGCTCTTGCTTTTCCTGCCGAATCTCCTTTACAGCATCCAGGCTACGGCGCCAACGGGCCGGCATGGCGTTAATGGCCATAATGTCCGGCATAGCTTGATCTATATCAAACCAATCAAGGGCTCGGGTATCAACCCCACCACTAGCGTTAAAGTGCGCTATGGCCACTTCCAAAGAGCGCATAAAGCCCGCGGCTTCTTCCGCGCGTTGTGCCCGCGATAGCGGGGAGTCGTATTCAACTTCGTACTCTGCACCTGCTTCTATGACTTCCGGCGGTGGGGGCGGTAATAGCCCTTGCGATTGAAGGATATCGACTTCTCGATGAATCATAGGCCCAAGCCGCTCAGCCTCTTGGCGCCCCATTGTCGGAGAAAGCAAAGCGCCCTTTTCCCGAGCGCGCTCTAATACTTCGGTCGCCGTCATTTCCGGCGATTCTATAAGAATTTGGAACAGCGTGATGAGGAACGAATCGTTTATCTCGTTCTTCTCCATAACCATCATTTCAGGCGACATGGACAAATCGCCAGTCGGCAACACTTTTACAAGTTCTTTGCCGTCTTTAGTCACGCCGCCTTTGTTAAGTGCCCCGCTCTTTAACGCAAAGGTGTTTAAAACGCCATCATCGTGAACTAGTAGTACAGGATCGACAATACGTTGCCCCTGCTTAATGAAAGTACGCTTTTCTACGTTGAGCGTTTTTATCGCCGGCAAGGCTTCACCCGCGGGGCTTTGCCCGTATAGAGAGCCAGGGAACTGAATATAACGTCCGATCTGAAACGGGAATGTCCTATACCCACCGCGCTGAATGACTTGTTGCCCTTCCACGAAAACGTATGTTTCTTTATACGCCATGCCACGCGCGTCAATACGCTCGGGGTCGCGCTCGGTATTGGGCTCAACGCATTGAATAAACCAAAACACCTGATCTGGGTTTTGCCTTAATACGGCTTCGATTTGCGGCGGGGTGGCTTCTTTGAACTTACGTTTTGCTTGATGCGCGTGTAGCGAGAACTTTCGATACACAGTATCGACAACACCTTGATGGTTCTCTTGGATGATTATTTCACCCATGCTGTTCGATTTATACCGCAAGCCACGGCCGCTTGTGTTAGCGTCTGTAAACATGCAGCACGTACCCAAAGAGCCTAAGGATAAATAGTCCAAATAGTTTTGCGACGCAAAATTGGCCGTGGGCTCGTATCTATACTTGAAAAGTGCGTTGGTCAAATCGTCGTAGTAACGTGCAACGTGTTGCAGCCGCATAAGCTCGGGGATGCCGCTTTTTATCCTATGCCACCGATTATTACGCGGGGTTAACGTCTGCTCCATCGCGGAAGCGAAACGGCCTAAAGCGATACTCGGGCTTGACGTGAAGAGTTTATCGACGTTGTAGGCGCCTTCTTTTGCATTGCCAGTCGTGAACCCCATAAACGAAGGCCATACATAACGCACGGTATCTTCCCAATGCGCTTCAACGGCAGAACGATCGGCCTTGAGTTGCGTATGCCGCTTTATAATGGTTGAGGCTTCACCATCAGTCCCATCGTGCGCGGGGATGACATATGGCCCTTGCATTCGCTACCAGCCTAAAAGACGTTTACGCGCTATGCCAGGCTCTTTCATCGTGCTGCCTGCCAGCGTATCGGATAAGGTCAAAATGGAAGCGGCCCGCCCAGGACCGGTATAATCGCGGGCACGCTTACGTGCCTCTGCAATCTTTTCATCATCAGGTGATGGCGGCTTAGGTGGCTCAGGCGGTTTTGGATAGGCAACCGGCGGGGGAGGCCGAAAGATAATGGGCGTAACGCGCGGCGGCGGTGGCGGCGGTGGCGGCGCCCCCATACTACGTCTACGACCACCAAAAAGGCTACTCATGATATTAATGCACCGTTTCCGTTGCGGCGGCTGCTTCTACCTGTGCGTTTTGGTCAATGCGCCATTCTTGATGCACGCCACTACCATCCCACACGCGAATAATAACGTGAAGGCCATCCGTACTAAGAGCGCTAGTAATGTCTCTAGCCAAGTGCAAAAGCTGTGCGATTTTATCTTCAAGCGCTTTGGGTAAGTCATGCGGCTGGCTCACTTCATTCCCCATACTTCGCAAGGTTACAGCCATAGGGATAGCAGCTAAAAGGGGTCGCTGTCAACGCCTTCGGCGATAATCGGTTCTCGGCTATGAGCACTATGCAGCCGGTCTTTTCTTGGTACCTTAACGGCAAACGTAAGGGCTAGGGCATCCCCCTCGTTGGGGGAAGAAAGGCCCCTTTTTTGCATGTCCTCTTTAGACTCCAAGAGAATCTTATCCTGACTTTTATGGTACGTCTTTTCCGGCCCGGCCAAGTCATCGCGTAACTCTTCTACATCGTCGATACAGCCACCGCTCAACCAGTCGCGTAACTCGAACCACATCCAAGTACGCAAGTTGGCGTATGCCTCAACAGGGGACGCGGAGTTGAACCAAATCTCATTTACCTTGTACCCCAAGCTGCGTAACCGATCGATAACACCGGTACCCGCGCCCGCGTCGATATTTATCGCATCCGGGTTTGTCTTATTTATCCAATCTGCAACCAAATGCGCGGTTTTCATATCATCGCGCAGTTTGGTTGTAATACGTGGAATCGAACGGGCATCTCTTCCTTGGCGCCAACGAATAACAGTCGGATCACCGCCGCGGCCGACATCAACGCCCATGATAAGCGGCTCACAGGGGTCAGGCTCGATAGTACGTAATCGCGCGTCGTCGATAATATCTCGGCCTATAAGCTGATTCTCACCACGAATCGGAAACTGCCCATAGACTTCTACGCGCGCTTCATCTGAATCTTTGCCATACTTGTCGATAATGCGCTGACAAATAGCAGGATCGACACCTTCAACAAACCGTGAGTCGATATTGCGAGTAACCCATAGATGACGGTATTTATGATGCGTTTCGTAGAACTCTCCTGTGTTACGACGACCGTTAGAAAACACATGCCAATAGCGATCCGGGATTATTTCAGTAAAAAAGCCCTCGGTCGTCGTCCAGATGTTTTTTGGAATGCCGGACGCTTCGTCAAATATAACTTGCATGCCATAACTATTATGCGCGCCTGCAAAGGCGTCTGGATTTTCTTCGCTCCATAGTTGCGCCTGCGCGTAGTAATAGCCGGTATCAATCCCTAAATCAGCGCGAATAGCTTGCTCGAACCACGGAGAGGGTCGTAGCGTCGTAGCCGCACGGATAAACCAATGCGAATTCAAGGCCAACGTGTGCCATTTGCCCAACTCAGGCCAAGTGCGTGACGTTAACTGCGCCTCAGTATTGGCTGTTACAATCGTGGTGGACCCTAAGCGGGTCGATTGCATCCACAAAATGAGCCAGGCCGCTAAGGCTGTCTTACCAACACCGCGGCCTGATACGGTTGACTCCCGCCACACTTCCGGGGTCATCCCTAAGTCTAAGCGGTTGATGTTTTGCTTGATGTGCTTCGATATGTCCCGTAGCCCTCCAACGTGCCATTGACGCGGCCCTTTAAATCGTTCTAGCGGTGTGCCTTTTTTGCCCCAGGGGTACAGAAATAGGACATGCTCTTCCAAGTCGTCCCTGATTTCCGGGCGCCAGATGGTTGCCATTAACGCCTGTTCATCTTTGGCCTTATATTTCTGAGGGGAAGTTACCACTGTAGCATGCTTCGTGGCTTGCGCCAGCCTCTCGCAGTCACAAGGTACTGAGTACCATCCGACATCGCTTTAACGCTTCCTATTCTGTTTGCTGGTATGCGAACTTGCTGTTGCGCTTCAAGCAATTCCCTGCGCGCCTTATGTACCTTTTTCCTTTTTGCATACCCGGTATGGCGCTTGCGAAATCGCTTACGAAAAGATGATAGCATGCTCAAAGCGGCAATCCTCCTGGTAGTAGCTACGGCCTAAAACTTTTTCCCGCCGTGCTTAAATTCTCGTGATTGGTTATAGCACATCTTGGCCGCTATGGCGCCGGCTA